AGTTCATACGTGATTTCAGAGAAGAGTTCCGTAAACTTGATCCTATTGCTATCGCAAAGACTTCAGGTGTTTCTGAACTCAAAAAGTATCAAGAGAAAGGTTCGATATACAGAAAAGGTACACCAATGCACGTTCGTGGTTCCCTGATGTATAACCACTTCCTCAAAGAGAAAGGACTTGATAAGAAGTTTGAGACGATTCAAGGTGGAGACAAAGTCAAGTTATTATATTTAAAGGTACCTAATCCTATTCGCGAAAACGCAATATCGGTTCCAGGACTATTACCAAAACAATTAGGACTCCATGATTACATTGATACTGAACTTCAGTTTGATAAAGTATTCCTAAGTCCTATACAATCAATTCTCGATGCAGTCGGATGGTCGGCAGAGAAGAGAGATACAATTGAAGATTTCTTCAGTTAAACTATTGACATTTATATTAAAGTGTGGTATAATAGCCACTAAACAGGAGAACAGTAATGAGTGATGTACAAATTGTAAGGTTATCAACAGGTGAAGAAGTTGTAGCCAAAGTAACATATGATAAAGGATTCTATACATTAACGGATGGTATTCTTTTAGTTCCAGCAGGTGAAGGTAAAATTGGAATGGTTCCATTCGTACCTTACGCTGAAAGGAAACCAATTTCTATTGCAGAGAATCATGTTATGTTCGTAGCAGAACCAATGGATGAATTGAAGAAGCAAGTAATTGAAGCAACGACAGGACTGATCATGCCAGATAGTGGTGGATTAAAACTCGTATGATAGAGATATACGGAAAAGACAACTGCGCATATTGTAATATGGCAAAACAACTTTGTGAGTCCAAAGGATTGGACTTCGTATACAAATCCTTGGATGTTGATTACAAACAAGATGAATTTTTTGAAAAGTTTCCAACCGCAAGAACCTTTCCACAGATTATAATGGAAGGTGAAGCAATTGGTGGATTTAATGAATTACGGGATAAATTATGAGTAAGGATTGGGTAAAAGACATTGTTGACATGCAGTCAAAATATAAAACACACAACTGGGTAGCAAACGCAGATGTGGAAAAGTTGAAAGCGTTTTTGGAATTTAGAGTTAACTTCCTACAAGAAGAACTCGAGGAAACAAGAACAGCTCAAAAAGATATCGACTCCGAAGAAATTGTAGATGGTTTAGTTGACCTTTGTGTAGTGGCAATCGGTACTCTTGATGCCTTCGGAGTCGATCCTTATAAAGCTTGGGACGCAGTTCTCGAAGCAAACATGGCCAAAGAACCTGGAGTAAAGGAAGGACGGCCAAACCCACTAGGATTACCTGACTTGATGAAACCTGAAGGATGGACGGCTCCATCTCATGAAGGCAATCATGGTATCCTACCAAAACTTAAAGGAGAGTAAAATGGCAATTAGAGAAATATTAGTTAATGCGTTAGTTTCAAGGTATGAAGCAGCCATTGCAGAACATACAGCAAACATTGCGGTATTTTTAGAGAATGGAGTTGGAGTAGCAGAACATCCTGGTACAGTTGAAACTCTTGATGCTGAAGTCGCAAAACTTGCCGAAGCCGAAGATAAATTGGCAACAGTAAGAACGTTTCTATTACCAGTTCCGCCAAAAGTTGTATAAATTATTGATTTTGTTAGTAGTTCTTGTATATATAAATTTATATGTTACATTACTGTAACATGTAGGCAACAGGAAAGAAACATGACATACATAGCAAAACAATACAAAAAGTTCCATCATATGATGAAAAGGAACAGAATTCAGAACGTTTGGAGAAAAGTTCTCTAAATATCTGAAATAAACCATTGACATTCTTTATGATATAGATTATAATTGTTCTATAAATTAAATTAATGGACTTACATTATGGCATATTATGAAAAGGTCAACACAAACCTTAAATTGAAACTGATGGCAGACTGCGTTGTTGAAAATCACCCAGTCTATAAAGAAAGTCCTTTCCGTGAGGCTGTTCTACAACGGCCTGCGGATTTTAACCTAGAACATTTAATAGAACAATCGTTCGCTCTCTGCTCAAATGGTCTATACGAATTCAACGACGGTATCCACGAAGACTTCACAGATGAATCTGAATCCAAAACGGGTACATTACACATATCGGCCAAGAGCAGTTCAGCCGAACTCTCAAGCGTAAGATCTCATGACGGTGTCTTAAAGAAAGGTGCTATCCGAGCGGTTGTTGTTAACCCTGACACAGAAAAATTACATTACTTCTTTATACCAAAAGCTGTTGTAAAAACTATGATGACAACAAAGGAAGGCAAACCAAAAGTTAATCGTTCTTTATGGATTCGTTACAATAGTAAGAAAAAACTATTTACATCTGTAGAAAAGTATGGTATAATAGAACATAACAATTTAAAAGACGTTGCTATGGAAAAAAACCGATGAGTATACGAAGTTTCCATTGACATTATCAAGAATCTTTGATATAATATATTTTTTATTATGGAGTCTATATGACAAAACCAACCAACCCAGTTTCGGTCGATGTACTACAAGAGTGCGTTGACCTTCAATTGAAAAAGTCGAGAGATTATCAAAATCCAAACTCGACTGTTCAACAAGCTGACTACTATCCTAACGGAATTACAACCATTCATGATATTATGCATGCAAAAATGCTACGTATGAAATCAGTAATGGAAGCAATGCAGTCAGATGATTACGATCCTAACTTTGAGTCCCTTGAAGATTCAGCAAAAGATTTAATTAACTATTCAAGTTTCTTTGTCTCTTACTGTCGTCAAGGTATTACAGGTCAGGATTCAACTAAAGATGTATTTAACAGGAGTACTAAATAATGAGCAATGTGATATTACCGTCAAGTGACGAAGACAAAAAACGAATCCGTGGTTGCATGGAAGAAATGAGTAATTCTTTTACAAGAATGGAAGGCGAACGTGATTTTCAGAAAGAAGCAATCAATGCTTTGGCTGACGAAGTTCAGATCCCAAAATCAATCCTAAGGAAAACCGCAAGAGCTTTCCATAATCAAAATGTTTCTGATCTAATTGCAGAAGTATCTGATATTGAAGCGTTAATGGAATCCATCTAATGAAAACAGCAAATGATATCCGAGCAGACCTAATTGACAAGTATCTTGCAGAAGATTATGTCATTGACAAGTCAGGCGCTAAGACTATTGAAGTTCTTGGTGAATCATTTGTTGCTGATGAAAATTGGTTGATTAGAACGCCAGCTTATAAGTACATTGAACGTGAATTAGACTGGTATATGTCTGAGTCATTATATGTTGATGATATTCCTGGTACTACACCACAGATTTGGAAAGATATATCTTCTGACGAAGGTAAGATCAATTCTAATTATGGTTGGTGTATTTACTCTGAAGAGAATGGTAATCAATATAAACATGTACTTCGAGAGTTGAAAACTAACCCAAACAGCCGTAGAGCTGCAATGATCTATAATCGCCCAAGTATGCATCTTGATTTCAACCGTGATGGTATGTCTGACTTTATGTGTACATTTGCGAATACGTTTATGATTCGAGATGGTAAACTTATATCCCATTATGCAATGAGATCTAACGATGCTGTCTTTGGTTATAACAATGATGTTGCTTGGGCAAAGTTTGTTCAAGGTCAACTTGCCTATGATCTCGAAGTTGAGGTCGGTGAATTGATTTGGACTGCTACTAATCTTCATGTATACGAAAGACATTTTGAGTTTATTGAGGCGTTAATTAATGCAGGAAAATAAATGGGATCAAAGATTTATACGAGTTGCACGAGAAGTTTCAAGTTGGTCGAAAGATCCAAGTAGACAAATAGGTGCGGTGATTGTAAAAGATAAACGTATCTTAGCAACTGGTTATAA